CACTTCCCGTAGCAGCGTTAGAAATTTCAAAATCGTTAACAGCAGATGCCGTAACACCGAAATCGAGCATTTCGTTGCCGTTGCTATCTAAGATAGCGTCATCAGCAGTGAATTGGAGTGGAGCCTCCATCTTACCTGTGGCGCTAATAATAGTAGAGCCGTTTTTTGTGATACGAGAACTACCTGAGAGTTCAATATCACGATTAAAGATTTTTGCCATAATGTCTTGTTAAAGCAAGAGGGGGCGAGTTGCCCCGCCCCACTTACCGTGTTAATTAGGCCCAAGTTGACGAGTTAATCTTTACGTTTACCAAGGCTTTTGCACCTTCGCTGAAGGTCTTTTGGCCGTACAAAACGTAAGGCTTAACGTAGTTACCGAGCTGCAATGGGATTGGATCTACTTTAACCTGTGGTTTAGCCTGTAATACCATATCAACAGCACCCTTCTGGCCGAACATCTGGTGAGAGATTTCAGAAGTCCAGGTGTCAGTAGCGTCAGTTAATGTTTCACTAACTACCACATAGCCATAACCTTCAGCAACAAGTGTCAAAGTGTTAGCACTGTTGTCGTTGGTAGCAGTCATGCGGAGGAGCAAGTTCTGATTGGCAGTCGAAAGAGCAACACCGTTGGCAGTAGTTGTGCCAGGAGTGTTAATGAGAGCAGCGAGGTTGGCACGAGCTACGTCAGCCGAACCACCAATCAAGACGTTACCAGCGGTAGAACCGAGGGTAGTCTTAAAGGTGAAGGTAACACCGTTAATTGTCACAGTGTCGCCATCGTTTGGCTGGGTGGCCATTGAAAGAACACCAGTCCAAGTACCGTTGGTAGTGACATAGTTGTCGAAACCAAAGTAGCTGTTCATATAACCATTGCGGCCGATTTGGTCGCCACCGATTGTTTCACGACCTGCCAATGAGTAGGTCAACTGTTCCAAGAACCAAGGGTTCAAGTTAGCGAAACCAGCTTTACCACCTGGCTTTTGATTGCCAGCTTCCTGGCGTGGGTCAACAGCGCCAATGATGTCTACATTCTGGAGTTGCAACTTGCGGAGAGCAGCAGCGTAAATCTGCAATACGTTAGTGGCATCAAGTGTGATTGGACTACCCGAGGAGCCACCGACATCACCAGCGTCTACAGTCGAAGTGGCGTTTACTACCTCACCAAGGTAATCAGCGTCCACAGCCTTGTTCAGAGCGCGCATAGCACGGTCTGAGTATTCCTGCATCAGCTTGAAATTACTTTGTACAGCATCCAAATCGTCAATGGCGAAAGGGGTAGCCTTAGAAGTATTGACAGTCAAAGTTTCGTTTGTTTCTGTCAAAGTCTGCATGGTCATGTCTGAACCACGAGTGTAGGTCTGTTCGTACATTACGTTGGTGTAAGGACGAGTAACAGCCTGGCCGTTAGTTAATTTAGCACGTTCCTCAAAAGAGGCTTGAGCTGCATAGACAGGCGTCGAATAACGAGAAACCTGCATGCGGTCGGACATTTTAGTCCCGAATACATGTGTGTTAGCGATATAATTATTGGTTAGGCGATTTGCCTGTCGAACGCATTATTGCGTAAGACTAATCGACAAACCTAGAGCTTTGCGCAGATTGGAATTTCAAATACTTTTTGAAGGCTTCTGGGTCTCGTTCTGCAAGTGCGTGTTCCTCCTCATCTGAAAGATTAGAGAAATCAGTCATTTGCGGTGCGCGTCCTCGTGAGCCCTCAACCGAGAAACCACTCTTAGGTTTAAGGTCGTCTCTATTGACCTTATAAATATCCTGCAAGCGGTATCCCTTGTATTCTTCACTGAAAGCTAGGCCGTGTACCTGTTCGGCGATTTCAGCGATTTGGTCTGGCGCAAGGTCTGGAAAGTCTTGTTTAATAAGTGGTACTACGTTAAGGTCAATGCCATTGCGGACACTGCTCTTAATTTTGTCTGCTTCTGCCTGCTTGGCGATTTCCTCGTACTTGGAGAAGTCAGGGAGCTTGATAGACTTTTTGAATACATCAAGCAAACTCTTTGCCGCTTCTTTGTCAAGGCCATGGGCCTCGGTAATGCGGTCAAGCTCTGCGTCAAGATTTGGTTCTTGGCCAGTGCTTCTTAGCTTTTCCTCGTACTCGGCGCGTACGCGTTCGATTTCGGCCTTTGCAGCAGCTTCCGCCTCTGCTTTAGCTTTTTCTACGGCACGCTGTTTTTCTTCCTGTGCCTTTTTAACAGGCATAGTCCAAACAGGACGTTCTTCTACAGTTTCCTTTGGTTTTACCTCTGGTTCCTGTACGGCTTCGGTTTTTACTTCCGCCTCTTGGCCATTATCGGCTGGCTGTTCCGAGACCACTGCGTCTTGGTCTAAGACTTCTGGTTCGCCTTCCATAAAAGATTTAATTATCGGCGGTTGACTCCGCTGGTTGGCTGTTCTGTTCTGCCCCAAGAACTAAAAACCGCACTTGATAGTACGGTTCCAGCATTAAGTCCTCCGGCGAAAAAGAACTTAATGGCTGAATTCGTGCCATCAAGTATTTTCGCCGTGGTTGTAAGGCTCTATCTTTGTCTTAAATTGTTTTTATCCACAAACCCATGAGCTAATTGTTGAAAATTAGGCCCGTGGATTTGCAAACTGTACTCACGAACGTACTGAACGTACTTTCCAGACTTTTTTTTTACCACACTCTTTTCGCTTGAGTCTTCTGAAAAGTATACCCATCGTGTTTTACCCATTTGCTGCAATATGGATTGCGGGATAAGCACGCCACTTTTTAATTTTACGTCATTTCCTTCACGTTTTGAGCCTTCCAACAGAACGTCTGTCGGAATTTTGTCTTTACCAGTCAAATTGTCTTCAACTGCCTGTAATTTAGCTTTTGTGTTAGCAATTTCAGTGGCTAAACGTTCTGCTTTCCAGCGCTTATCAACCTTAACACCAAGGCTTTCTAACTCTTTTTGTAACTCTTCTTTAGTCGCCGTCATAATTTATCTAAATAATCTTGGATTAACTTTAGATTTCGTTCTGCGTCTGGAAACTTGTTGAGAAACCAGACACACCTGAGTTTATCACCTAAAAGCCTTGCTCTGTCCGCTTCTTTAAGGTCGTCATATGAAAGTAATTTAGTATTTATACCATTTACTTCATCGACTAACTCTTTCGTAAGTAATTGTACACCAGGGTGGTCTTTTAGCGCAAGTAGTTGTTCGTTTTGAACTTTAGTTTTTTTAATCCTTGTCAAGCGTTCTTTCATTTCTGGGTGTTTTTCGATTGCTTCGCCGATTTCCATATTAAACGCTTAGGTCTTGACTTAAAGCCTGTGAGGTCTGCGCTGTGGCTTCTGGAGTGCCACCACTCTCAAATGGTTGAGTTACCTCTTGCTGCATTTCTTGTTGTGTTGGAGGTGGCACTACAACCCCTCCACCTGGGCCTGCACTGCCCTGTTGTCCTGCCTTCTGCTTAACTTCTGACAGTACTAAGTTACGCACATCTCTTAACATATTCTGTTGCACGATGTTAAACGGCTCGGAAATATGGGCCTTAGCGTACGTTGTGAGTCTTTGACTAAGTTCGTACTGCTTTTTGTTAACCGTACCGTCTGGGTTGATATAGTCCACGTTGTCTCTATCCCAGTTAAGGATGCGCTCGACAAACCCTATAGTAGCACCGCGGTTAAGTTTAGGCTGTTTTCCTTCAATGATTTGCTGGATAGCGTGGTCAGCCTCAAGCATAAGCTCGCGATTTTCAGAACCTTGTGAGTCTAGGGCCTCTTGGATATCGTCATCAGAGAAGTCTGATCCACTAAGGGACGTTTTAATAACCCAGGTAGGGTTTAATTTAGCCGCAAGGTTGGGATTAGCAGTGAGTTGGGCCAATGTGTCAAGCTGGCGTTTCTTTTTGACCTCGTCAACAGTTTCTTCGCTCGAGCCACCGGACACAACCACGTCATCGATATCATCGATATCACGGAGGTCTTTAGGGGTTAACTCTTCCCAGGCATAGCCAAATTTACCAAGCATTTGGATTGCTTTAGGGCCAGACAGATGTTCTTTAAGCCCCCAGAAATAACGATAGGCTTTGTCTGCATAGCTCTCCGAGTATTCTTTGTTGATAGAACCAATACGGTCTGCCGCCTGCTGTAGTGTTCCGTAGTACACACCAACTTTAACGTCTTGGTCTGGAGTTCCCTGGAGTTGGGACGAAATACCTGTCTTTTCCCCCATGAAATGATTGAGGAACTGAACCAAGTTGATAGAGGTCGAAATTTCTGGTGTTTCCAGGGTTACAATGTTCGAAGTACGCCCTGGCTTAGCAATGATTACGTTGTCTGGGACATACTCCAAGAGTTGGTTGATGTCCTCGACCACATTATTATCCACCATGCGCATTGGGCGGTTGCGGCGGCGTGCGTTTTCAAGTGTTTCGTTGAGAATTAAGCGCATTGCCTCGGCGATAGGCAAGATGTCATCACCAGGGCCTTTTGACCAGAAATTGAACTCATCGTAGTCAGTAGCCCAAGAGATGTAAGGATACACTGGATTTTTACTCCCCGTGATGTCGGATAACTTTTCAGCTCTAAGCCAGGTTCCTTTTCTTGGGTCTAAGAGTAAGTAGTAGCGTGTTCCGCTGTATTCGATGTACCACTCGGCCATGTTAAAAATCTTTTGACCAACAAATGCGTTCATTTCAGGACTTAATCCGAGCGCGCGCATTCTGTCCCACTGGTTTTCAAACGCGACATACGCTTGTTTTTCTTCGCTTCCACCAGATACCAAAGCAGTAGCGTTCTGTCTGTCATAAATGCCCATGCGAACCATTTGGGCGATGTCTGCCTCGGTCTTGAAAATATCAATCTCACCGCAATATAAGTTGTCTTCCAGATTTCCACGAGTGCCTTCACACACAAAAGAACGGTGGTCCACAACGTCATAGTGGGCCTGATAGTTCTTGTCGATAGACGTGGCGTAAATCTTAGAGATACCACGGCCAGAGAACAAAGCAAGTTTCTTTTCAGCGCGGTCTTTGCGCTTCCAACCAGCACGGCGCGAGCTTGAGTCAATCTTCCAAGCCTCAGACACACGAGCAGCAATGTCTTCACGATTGGGGATTTCAAACTTAACGCTGGGTGGGTTATCAATCTTAGAGTAGATAGTGTCAATCTGCCCCGACATGATTGGGAACGGGATATTGACACGACCATCACTGATTTGGACGACTTTATTGTTATATAAGTCCTCGATTTCTTTAATTAGCTTCATGCGCTGTTCCTTCATACGGATACCAGCGTCTAATTGTTTTAGGGCGATTGTCGTGAGCTTGTCGGCGAGTTGTCGGCTAATCATAAGAATTATTATTCGCCGTAGATAAGTGTAGTATAGCAAGTCTGTGTGTAGTGTCTAGCCTCCATAGCGTGTCATTGGCTGGTAATGGCGTTTAGGTTGTTTCTGTCCTGGCGGTTCAGTAACATATAACTGATATGCAAGTGCGTCAGCTACGTCATCATGGGCGGACTTAGGGAATTGTGTTAGCTGGTCTATAAGCACCGTAAACGAACGCTTGAGATAAATAGAGCCTGCTTCAAAACGAGGCACAAGGCCCTCGATACGCATATTCTTGGCGCGCCCCTCGTCTTTAAGCTCTTCAACCAAAAAGAATACGTTACGTCTGCGCATTTCGTCTTCTATGGCTATTTGGAGGGTGTACTGAAACGCCTTTTGTTCAATGGCCACCTTAATCGGCTTCCAAAAAATAACAAGGCCAAAGATGTGGTCGATAAG